TAACTGGAATTTAAAACTAAAACAGATCTTCCAGGTTGAATTTTTAAGTAGTCCATCGGATTAGTCAGGCTCTACACTTTTATCTATAAATTTATCTAAAGCATCTAAATCGTCTTTAAGTTCTTGCTCTCTTTTCTTGTCATGGTAATAAGACCAAAGTGCATTATGAACATCCATAAGATGATCAACCCAGAAACCCGTAGGATAAATGCCAAGAGCATCTTGAAGTCCACGGTGAGAGGTTCCTTCACTTTCTGCCTTACACATGATGTATGTGATTGCTTCTACCATATCAACCTTGTCTTCTTCAGAAAGCATAAAATACTTTCCCACAGCACGTTGCCTTGCCTCTTCATTTGCCTTCTGAAGTTCTTTACAAGCATCAGAATTCCACCACTCTTGGAGTGCTTTGCCAAGATCGTTAGGTTGCTTTTCAGTCATTACCTTCACTTTTACCTACAATATATCCTAGCACAAGACCACACATAAAAGCAACAAATAAGTAAAGTTCATGAGATACAAATTGTATCAAGTCAATCACGTTGTCTCCAATCTTCTGGTTTTTCTTCTGTGAAAAAATCAACAATCTCATCTACACTGTTAAATCTAGAAATTCCTTTTCTTTCATGTCCTATTCCACCAATGTCAAGTTGATTTAAAAAATCATCTAAATCTCCTTCTTGCATATTAGGATTTTCTGCTTTTCGGCGTGCTTGGCGAAGAATTGTGGCAGCGGAACGATTTACTTTTGCTAATTTTTCCGCCCAAATCATATCTCCTAAAGAAACCTCTTCATGCTTGACAATCTTTTGGCAGATTTCTTCAAGACGAAGACGATATTGTGTAGAGAGCATAATTTACTCCAAGTATGGTTTATTTATTTTACATCAATGTTTAGAGATAATATTTTTCTACTAATATTACTCTTGTTTTGATGTGTGTAATGCAAAATAGATGATGGAAAAAATATCATAGTTCCAGATTCAACATCTTCTGGTGAAAATTCAGAATAAATTCCAGTTAGAGGATCAACAAATGGAGAAATAAAAACAGTTGGAGTATGAACTTCAGAATCAAATTCCAAATAACAAACTGAACTTACAGTTCCTATCCCATGATTGTGAGCACCATGAAACATATATTTTTTTTCTTCTTGAAACCATGAGTGAACAACCTCACAGTAATTAAATCCAAAATTTTCTTTTAAGGTATTAATTTCAGTTTCTAATAAAGATTGAATTTTTTTATTTCTTTGAGATGAAGCATAATCATATGAACTCATTACGGTTATGTAATATTCTAAATTTTCACCTTCAGCGTCCATCATATCGTTTAGTATTTCTTTTTTTACATCCCAATTATCAACTTTAAGTTGTAAATATGGGATTTGAAACATGTTTTCAATTTTTATCATTATTGTTTATCTCTTTTTCAAATTCTTTAGCGAGTTTATAAGCTCGTCTCCACATCATCCATTTTACTACAGGATTTGCTGGATTGTGTAGAATCCACCACTTGGTTTTTTCATATTGAACTCTTGCAAGTTGAGTAAGCATATAAAATGCCCTCGCTACGGAATTGTCTGTAACTATAAGATACGCAGCAATTGCAAAGAGAGCAAACCAAATGTAGTATAAATTCATTTTCTGATTGTTTTAAGGTATTCTATTACATGCTCACGAACCTGCATGAGTTCGTTATAGCATTTTTGGTTGTGAGCACACTGACGAAGTTCGTGATCTGGTTTGTGAACACTTTCTATAAAGAGATCAAGACCACGATTCCATTTGTCAATTTGCGATTCATTTTCTGACATTTGGTTTAATAATCAAAGGACAAGAAGGAACTACTTTTTTAAGTTCCCAAAGAATTTCTGTTTTTTGTTCAGATGTCAATAGTTTAACATTCACTAACCTATTGGCAATCATAGCAATATCAGAACAAGATAAAATGGTCGTGAGAAACAAAGGAATCATGAGTTTCTCCCCATATTGAAATTATTTATTGGGCAAATCCACCACCCTTTACTTTTTCTTTACTTTTCTTTTTATCCTTTACGATTATAAGATCTAAAAAATCGGGAACACGACTGTGCTCGAACCAATACCTCTGTGCGTCCTCCCAATGATCAAAAAATCTGTTTTTACCACTTTTCAGAACAACTTCATAGGTGTGTCTATCATAAAGAGCATCAGATGTACAAGTAAAGAGTTGAGTCATAGAAATTGATCCAGAGGTCCTTTAGTGTTTCTTTTAAGTGCTTTTGATTCTTTTTCAATATAAGATACTGCAGTTTTGTAGTTGTTTGCAGTATGCACTTGCTGCCCCTTGTAGACAATAATGAACTTTTTCCCCCAAGGAATTGCTGCCCACTCCATGTTTTTGGTTACATATCCGTTTGGACTTCCTGGAGTGGGATCTAGAATGCCTTCGTTTTGAACGTTAGACATCAGAATTTAACGGTCACACTAACAACCTTTGCCTTAGGGTTGCGAGCAAGAGCAGTTTCACGAGCATCTTGTGGATTGGATGCCTGAACCTCTTCATTAAAGATTTTACCGGCGACATAAAGTTGAACAACGTACTTCATTTGAAAATTTCCTTTGTGAATTGAATAGAAAGAAATCAGCGTCGGATGACGCTAACGGCAACATCACCTTTTACAAAGATGGTGTCAACCACGTTTTGTACTGCCCGTGCAGTAGCGCCAGATGCCTTGTCAAAGGTGGGGCAGATCACCAGTCCATAGGATTTGGTGTATGCCTCCAGATTGCCCGCCTGGAGCGCCCCAGAGCGGATTCCAGCGGCATCCTGGGGGTGTAGGCGCAGAGTACGCCCAACCGTCTGTCCGATCCCCACAACATCCATAGAGCGCATGAATACTACTGCCTCCAGAGCAGAGATGTTGATGCCTTCTGCCAGAATGCTGTGGTGCAGAACCACAAACTTCTTATCGGCATCCTTACCCCACTTGTTGATGGTGTCAAAGAAAACCTCACGGTTCACTTGCTGCCCATCAATAAAGGCACCATGCTTGGAAGTAATGTGCATCACAGAGTAACCCTGCTCTGCCAATTGATCTGCAAAATCAGTTTCAGAAAGCAAACCGATAATGTGCTTGGTTGCTTTGGCACAGATCAGGATCTTGTTGACAGGGTGATCTGCAATCGTTTGAAGCAGATACTCGCAATCACGTTGAGCAATATCCTCACCCTTGATGGAGAGGCGCATCTCCTTCATCATCACCTTGGGAGGGATGATGTAACCACCTTCTACCAGTTGAGGAGCAGGAACCTTGGCGATGATCTGCCCGTAGACATCAACATCGTTCATGCCAGGTTTGCCAACCACAGAAGAGTACTTGGGAGTGGCAGTAAAGAAGTAGCAACGCTTTGCCTCTGAAGAGAAATGCTCTACAGCAGGAAAGAAGTGCCGCTTTACAGAGTTGTGTGCCTCGTCAAAGTAGATCGTATCTACAGCAATATCTGCCTTGGCAAGTTGCTGCAGAGAGTTGTAGGTGGTGAAGATCAGTTTGTGACCCTCAACATTCTCACACCAGGCACGAATCATGTTCGGGCGAGTGCTGCTGAAGTGATGAGTTTCACCTGTGTGAATGTGCATCACATGAGCATTTGTGATAAACTCAAGATACTCACTGGACAACTGCTCTGCCAGAAGGATGCGGGGTGCCACCACTACGATGGTTTGAGGAGTCTCTTTGAGAAACTCCCGAATAGCATCAAAAATACCAACGTTGGTTTTACCACCGCCAGTAGGGAAAACACAGATGCCCTTGGCAACCTGGCGCAGGGCATCAAGAGCAATCTGTTGATGAGGGCGAAGTTGGAACAAGGTCTCCGTTGCGTATGGGACTATTATAGCAGAAAGGGGTCCCCGAAGGAACCCCATGTGCCAGTTATGAAATTGGTCTAATCACTGAAACTCATTGTGCTGCTCAATCATGTTTGCTTGTGGCAACCATTTGAAGTCAATAGGCTTCAAAGTTCCCTCATCATGTGCTTTGAGAACACGACGATAGTGTTTGAGCATACGCTTACGTTCACCTTCCATCAACACTCGGAGTTCATCAATGTTGTTTTCTGTAGGAGTAATACTAACACCCTGACCCTGCTCCAAGAAAGAATAAGCAGTATAGTTGTTGTTAGGATACTCAAGCTGCTTTTCAAAGATGAAATACCACTTACGGTAGTGATCTGGTTTACGCCCCCAACCAACAGCAAAAGAAGTTTGAGTTTCGTTCATAGAACTAATACGCTCACCGCAAACACCATTGATGCTAAAAACATCTTTCAAAGTTTTTTGTGCTTTTGAAATGTCGTATGGTTCAATAGATACTTTGACACCTTCTTCGCCAAGAATTTCAGCAGCAAAAATCCTTCGGTTGTTTTTGCGAACTTCTTTGTATCGGGTTTTCAGTACATCAATCACAACGTCAATGTCTTTTGCAATTTTTCCGTATTGAAAACCTTTTTGGATCATGTACTTTACATCATCCTCTGTACAATCATTCTTTTTTTCCCTGTTGGGAGCATTGGCGATTGCACCATATTGAAGAAGAGAATATTCATCTTCACCAGAAATGATGGCACACGGAAAATACTTCCAAGGAAGTTCAAAGCGATTGTTGCCATCACGAACAATGTACTTAAAAGTAAATTCAGAACCATCTTCGTCAACATAATGAATTGGTTCAGAAAGAACTGATACTGCAGGTTGATAACAGCGATAATCGTATTCGCCATCAGCAACTTCTTCAGTGATCTGGTCAATTGTTTGCTGAAAAAGTGCCTGACCAACACGAGTTTGGCATTCAATGTTAAGTTTTCGAGCAATGCTGTGAGACATTACTTCATCTTTGTGAAGAATTGCCCATTTTTCAAAGGTAATTCCAGGAGATTTGTCATAATATCGCCCGTGCTTTTCCAACTCTTCCAAATCAAAGATATTTTGGTTTGGATCAATGTATCCTTTAGTTTCAATCAAACAATATGTACCTTCAAGATCCATAGAGTCCCTACAGAACATCCGTAAAAGTTGATCTGCCTCAAGTCGTTGAATTGCTGCACGAACAGTTGATCGCTCATCAACTACCTCATTGTAAATTTCATCAATCCTGTTTTGAACAAGAACTAAATCATAAATTTCTTGAAGAGTAAAAACAACTCCAGGAACAAAATTTTCGCGGAGAGTAAGTAGAACGTGTTCTTTGGTTGAAATCATAATCAATTTCGTTTACCTGCTTAATGTACGATGAATTCACCGCCATGTCAACCCCCCAACCCATTAGAAAAACTTTTCAATACCGATAAGTTCCCCAAATGAGTAGTCATACTCCAAGGCATCCGCACACACGTAATGGGGGTGGTCTACAGGAACACCAAGACGAGAGCACAATTCCTTATGATTATCTTCCATCATTTCAACGGCATAGATCATATGATTCAAAACATGTTCTTCTGTATGATATTCACAAAGCCGATTCTTAAGAGCAATCAAAAAATTACCACATCCAGCAGAATTATCAATAAAAGTACTGTTCGGATCTTTTAGTATATCAACAGAAATATCATCAATCATACTCTCAACTAGATCCATAGGAGTAAAGACTTCTTGAGTTTCTTTAATCCTTTCATCAGATCTTTCAATCTCAGATCCAGTTTCAATATTATGCTTGTTCTTTTTCATTCTTCTCTTTCAAACAATTAGTATAAGTTGAAATTAGATCGTTTTTACCGAAATGCCTTCTACCATTACAACTAGAAGCAACCTCTCTAAATCTCGTAGCAAATTCTAACAGATTTTCTATCACACTAGAATCTCTAACCTTTAGAAAATGATGTCCTTTAGCGTAATGTGTAAAGTTTTCTGTTTTAACTCTACCACTGGGTCCAGAACCATATTCACCTACAAAAACATCTGCCTCAAATCTCCTCTCATAAGGAAGAAATTCAAAGTCAGGATGTTCCCTCATCATAGGAATTTCACCTACACCAATTTGAAATCTTGATGTATTTCTAACTTCCCAGTATTGTTTAACAGCACTAATACCATTTGGGAAAGTAGAAGGATCTAGATCATCATCTACAACACAGTGAAGGTGTGCCTTAATCTTATTTAAAGATGATGGTTTACGAACTGATGTAGGTAAGACTGCACGAATATCATCAGTGATCTCGGCAGTCTTATTAAGAAATTTTATAGCAAGGTTTCCACCCACCCCATAAGGTGGATTAATAATAGCTAAAGTAAACTTCATACATGTCCTTCAAACCTAGCAAAGGTATTCTACTGGGATTTGAGGTTCTTGTCAAGACCTAGTACATATCATACCAAGTAGTTCCATTGTACATTTGGTGTTTATTTACCGTAGTGTTAAATATGAAAGCTCCGGGACGAGTATGTAATCCTACTCTTTGATCAGAAGTTATTCCTGGTGGAAGCATAAATGCATATTTTGCAGATTCTCCAGTAGATCCTATGCCAACTCCAGCATAGAAAAAGTCAGCTTTACACGTAGGTTCATCAGTTCCTATACCAATAGAACCAGAAGAATCAATTTCAATAGTTGATTCATCTACTATACGTATAGAACCTCCGGAAACGACTTGACCCGATTGGTATAAAACTATTCCACCATTTCCAACATCATTAGTATTAACTCCAACAGCAATTGCTGGACTAATAATTCCTCCAGCAAGTCCTCCTCCTTGTGTTATAATATGTATTGATGCGTTTGGTGAGGTTGTCCCAATTCCAATACCAGATGCTTCTGTTATACTAACAATACCAGTAATAGATAGTTCGTTAAATGTTGATATTCCAACTTCGGTGAATACATTTCCGTTTAATTGGGTTCCTTCCGCGAGTCTAAGGGTTGTAATTCCAGTAATAACTGTATTCCCATTAACTCTTAAATTACTAAATGTGGATACTCCTGATGCAAATAATCCATTACCAACATATAAATCTCGAGAAATTGTTACTCCAGTGCCAGTTGCTCCAATTTTTCCATTTACATATAAATCATTTCCAATATAGGTATCTGAAGTAATTGTGGATGTTCCAACAACATGCAAATTATGCTGCGGTTCATCTTGATTAATTCCCAGTTTTCCATCATAAGTTAAAGTCATTATCTCGTTACTGAGATAACTATTATTCCATTTAAATGAACCAGTATTAATACCAGCAACTCCACCACTATGAAGATTAAAATTAAAACTTCCTACAGTTCTATTTTCAAAAGTAAAATCAGATCCACCAAAAATTAAACGTCCTTGATTAGATAAACTTGAGAGTATTAATGAAGAATTAGAAGTCTTAGAATCTATTTTAATAGAAACTGTTGATTGATCAACAACTTCCAATTTACTGGATAAAGATGTTGTAGTTCCAATACCAACGTAACTAGAATCAACATATAAAGGTCCAGAATATATTTCATTATCAACTATAAGTTGATCTGATATTCTAACTAAACTGGATGTAGATTGTAATATTAATTCTCCTGCGGCGGTATCAATTATATTACCACTACCAGAAACTCCTAATCTAATTTTATTAAAATATGCAGATCCAAAAGCTTTTGAAGAACTACCTACTGATCCATTATTATTGGAGATTGGTAAAATAGCAGATCCGACAGTTGCTATACCAATTATATTTAAATTATTTGATTCTAAATTACTATTTACAAATAAAGAATTTGTTACAGTTACAATACCAGAAGAAGATGTTAATTGTAATGTATTAGAATTTCTAGTCCCTATTGAATTTGTTCCGGCAACACCTATTGTAACCTCATTAATGTATGCGTTTTCGAATGCTGTTGCAGCATATCCAATAGATGATCCTTTATCGGAATCTGGAGAAATATTAATATTTACTATAGAATAATCACTATAAAGATTGGGTGCAGTTAATATACCAGAAACATTTAAATTACGCTCAGAAATTAAATCTTTAGAAACTAATACTCTTCCAGTAATTGAGTCTAATGTAAGATTTCCAGATCTAGTGCTTATAATTCCGGCACCAAATGCTCCAATATTAATATTTGCAATATGGGCATTTGCAAATGAAGTTCCAGCAGATCCTAAGTATGATCCACCATCACTATCTGGAACAACTGAATCATTGATGATAAGATCAGTTAGTGTAGAGATGCCAGTTACTGATAAATTCCTGTTTACAATAAAGTCTTTTACGACAGATACTTTTCCAGTATTTGAATCAAGACTTAAATCACCAGATCTCGTACTTACAATTCCTGCAGCGTTTGCGACTCCAATTTGAACTTCATCAATATAAGCTTCTGCCAATGATTTAGAACTGGAACCCAAATATCCACTATTATCGTTCGTTGGAATAATACCTGTAGTAATATTAACAAGACCAGATAATGTAGAAATTCCAGTTACCGAAACATTTCTATTTACGATAAAGTCTTTTACGACAGATACTTTTCCAGTATTGGCATCAAGACTTAAATCACCAGATCTTGTGCTGACAATACCAGCAGCATTTGTGACTCCAATTTGAACTTCATCAATATATGCTTCGGCAAATGATTTTGTAGAAGACCCTAGATAACCATTATTATCATTTGACGGGATAATTCCGGTAGTTATATTGACAAGACCAGATAAAGTAGAAATACCAGTTACTGAAAGATTTTGCCCTATGCTAAAATCTCTTACAACAGATACTCTTCTGCTGTTAGCATCAAGACTTAAATCACCAGATCTTGTACTAACAATACCAGCAGCATTTGCAACACCAATTTGGACTTCATCAATATATGCTTCGGCAAATGATTTTGTAGAAGATCCTAAACTTGCAGAAAGATCAGTGTTTGGATTTAAACTTCCACTAATATTAATTGAACTGTTAAAGGTAGAAATACCACTAAATGTAGAGTTTCTAGATACTGAAAGATCTTTAGAAATTGAAACAGTTCCAGTATTTGAATCAAGACTTAAAGCTCCAGATCTTGTACTTACAATTCCTGCGGCGTTTGCAACTCCAATTTGGACTTCATCAATATACGCTTCAGCAAATGATTTTGCAGAAGATCCTAGATAACCACTATTATTAGAATCTGGAACTATACCAGTTGCAGATGTTACTATGCCTGCTAGATAAGAATTGCCAGAAACATAAAGATTATTTGATACTTCTATTTTTGTTCCTGCAGAACCTAAAAATAAATCTCCAGAATTTGTTTCTATTTTATTAGAAACATCATTTATTCTAATATTTCCTGAATGTAGTTTGGAAATAGTTCCAACACCAGAAGCGTTAATATTTGTAGAATTTACAAATCCTGCGGTAGTTACACCAATATTCGAATATGTTGAATTTAAAGAATTTGTTGTAATAATACCAGAATTAACTTGCGTTAATTGTGATGCGAAAGAATTTGTTCTAAAAACATTTAATGTAGTAACAATTCCAGTATTAGTAACTCTAAGATTTGATGTTGTTGTGAATCCAGATGAAAAAATATCATTAGCAGTAAGAATACCAACAGTAACAATTCCTGATACTGAAATATCACTAGACCAATTAACTCCATTAGATCCATTTGAAACTAAAAACTGACCAGGATTTCCATTACTACCTGCAATGGAAACTCTTGCTCCTCCAGAAAATGTTAAATCACTTGAATTAATTTCGAATCCATTTGATGCATAGAATGACCCACCAGTAAATGATGATCCCGTAACATTTCTGCTGAATAAACCATTACTATTAAAAGTAACTACACCAATATATGCTCTAGTTGCTGTCAGGGTTCCTACTGTTGCGATGCCTGATGGCAAATTAATGTTATTTGGTAATCTTGCATTATCTAAAGTTCCTGAAGAAATATTAGATGCATTTATGTTGGTAATATTTGTACCACTTCCATCAAAAGAACCTGCGGTTATAATTCCAGATGCTCTAATATTTCCAGTAGAATTAATACCAACACCAATTTGTCCAAGTTCAGTTCTTCCCCCTATTTGCAAAGTTTGAGTTGGAATATTGGTTGCAATTCCAACTCTATTTCTAAGAATATAAGAACTTGTAATTCCAGGCTGATTATAGTCTACCCATTGATTGGTTGGTATTCCATCTAAATACGAACCGTCTCCATAATATCTCGTCGCACTTATTATTCCAGAGTCGGTCATCGTAATATATGAACCAACCCTCAAATCAACAAAAGAAGCGATTCCTGAGATAATCATCGCTTTCATGGTTGATAAACCAGAAACAGAGATATCTCCGTATACGTCAAGATTAGTTCTAGGAATAGTCGTTCCTATACCAACAAGTCCATTAGCATTTACGAAAAAGTTATCCTCATCAACTTGAACACCATTCCTAAAACTAAATGACTTATTATAATTTGCCATTTCTTACAGCTTTTTAGTTATTTATCTGATAACTTTTGCTCAAGTTTTTCTACCTTATCTGCAAGTTCTTTAATAGCTTCAATAAGTAAAGGAACTATTTTTTCATACTTAACAGTTAAGTAATCATTATTTGCTGGAGCAGGAGAAACTGCCTCTGGAAGAACTGCTTGAATCTGCTGTGCCGAAACACCAACATGTGTTGTTTCAGTGCTGAAACCAAGTGTAGCACCAATCTCATTAAAGTTATATGTAAATCCACTGAGAGACAGAACTTTTTCAAGAGCATTTTCAAGTGGTTTGATATTGGTTTTAAGTCTTTCATCAGAAGCAAATGCAACAATATCTCCAGTAACAGACAACTCGTTTGAAGAAGCATCAAAGTACAAACCACTGTCGCTATAGAAAGACTTATTTCCACCATTTGTAGTTTCTGTTAATGCAATACGATATGTTCCACTATCTGAGGAAGAATTCACATAAAGTTTAGTCGCAGTATCAGCATTACCAGTTACATTACCAGTTACATTACCAGTTAGGTTTCCAGTAACACCTCCACTAGCAGTAATTCTTCCACTAACATTAAGAGTTGATGCTAAAACAACTGCTCCTGCAAGATTTAAATTTCCACCAACATAAAGATTTTTAGCAACTCCTAAACCACCAGAAACTGTTAATGCACCTGTTGATGTGCTAGATGATTCTGTAGTATTTGAAATTGCAAGAGTTCCAGATACTGCCAAGTTAGCAATAGTTGTAGTTCCAAGTACAGTAAGATTTCCTGTAGTATAAATTGCACCATCAGTGGTCTGGATATAAGCTTTTTCAGTATTGTCTGCTCTACGAATAGATAATTTTTGACTATCCCCTCTCAAAATTATAGAAGAATCATATACTGTAGTGGTTCCAGTAACATCCAAAGCAGATTCAATTCTAACCAAATTGGTAGAAGAATCTAAAATTAAGTTTTGACTATTGTAAGTTGTAATTCTATTATCTTGAGTATCGTCTGCAATTCTAATATATCCAATAAATGCTTCAGCAAAAGGTCTTGTAGAAGATCCTAACTTAGTGCCTAAAGAAGCGTATGGTAGAATGTCACTTTCAACGGTTGTTACTCCTTTAAGATATGATGTTCCATCAACGTTTAAAGTCCCATCAACATCTAAATTATCCTGAACATTTACAGTTCCTGATGTTGAATCAAGTAGTAAGTTTCCACTTGAAGTATCAATCTTATTATCTGCAGCAACTCCAATACGAACATCATCAATTGTTGCTCCACCATTAGCATCAAGAAGACCTGTTAATGTTGTTTGGCCAGTAACAGATAAGGTAGATCCTAAAGTTGTTGCTCCATCAGAATTTAACGTTCCATCAACATCTAAATTATCTTGAACGTTTACAGTTCCTGATGCAGAATCTAAAATTAAAGATGTTGAATTTTTTGTATCAATTACGTTTGTTCCAGTAACACCAATTCTAACATTCTTTAATGATCCTCCAGAAACAGAATCAATTACTGCATTGAATGTAGCAGTATCTAGTGAAGAATCTCCTAAAACTATGTCACCTTTTAGATTGGTAATTGCATTAACTGTTAAATTAGATTCGAATGTTGCAGCATCTTTTACTTTTAGAGAATCATAGATATAAACTTCATCTACACCACTGATAAGACGTAATTGAGTTGATGCAGTATCAATTGTATTATCATCAGAAACTCCAATACGTATATTTTTAATAATTGCACCGCCATTAATGTCTAACAATCCAGCAACTGTTAAGTCGCCGTCAACATTAGCATTAAAATCTATATCTATGTTTGCTGCAACTCTAACATTATTGGTATTAGAATCTAAAACTAAATCTCCAGATGCAGTGTCTATAGTTGTTGCTGCAGTAGCACCTATTCTAATTTCATCAATATATGCTGCAGAGAATTTCTTAGTTGAAGATCCAATAGTAGAGTTTGATGAAGTTGTTGTTGTATGTGGAACCAAGTTTGACTGAATAGCAGTTTCTCCAGTCAAATATGTTGTTCCATCTACGTTTAGATTATTATTAACATCTAAATCGTCATCAACTATAACAGTACCTGCTGAAGAATCTAGAACTAAACTTCCAGATGCAGTATCTATTGTTCTTTCACCAATAACAGCAATTTTAATTTCATCAATATATGCTGCAGAAAATTTCTTAGATGAAGTTCCAATAGTTGAGTTTAATGAAGATGTTGTTGTATGTGGAACCAAATTTGATTGAAGTGTAGTTTCTCCAGTCAAATATGTTGTTCCGTCTACATTTAAATTGTTGTTAATATCTAAATCATCATCAACTACTACAGTACCTGCAGAAGAGTCTAATGTTAAATTGCCAGATCTAGTATCAATTTCACCTCCTCCACTTGCACCTATTCTAATTTCATCAATATATGCTTCGGAGAATGATTTATCTAATGAACCAATGTATGCACCTTCATTTTCATCAGGAAGTAATCCAGTTACAACTGTAGTAATTCCAAGTAAATTAGTTTGCCCATTAATAGTTAATGCCTGATTAACTATTAAATGATCGTCTACAATAACATTTGTTGATGCGGTTTGTGTTTTTAAAATTAAATCACCAGTCCAAGAATTTATTGTTCTATCTTGTATTTCAGTTCCTCCGGGAGTACCTTCAGTTGCAATTCCAATTCCACCGAACCATCCAGATGCCCAAGGTCTCTCAGCAGATCCAATATAAGCATCTTCAATAGAATCTGGAACAAGACCAGTATTAAATTGAACTTGTCCATTAAATGTTGCGGTTCCTGAAATACTTACATTACCACCAATATTAACATTCTTTGCAATACCAAAACCACCTCTAGCAATAACAGATCCTGTAGTAGTGCTTGTCGAATCTGTAGTATTATTTAATTTTAAGATGCTGGAAAGAATTAACTCACCATTCATCTTAGTTTGTCTATTATTAATAATGATATTTTCGTTGAATGTAACAGGACCATCAAATTGAGAAAGAATTTGTTTTGATTTTCCACCTTCTACAAGAATTCTTTCTTTAATAATTGCTTCATCAAATACCACACTCAATCTAGAAGGATCTTGTCCAGTAACTGTTGGGATTGGAATATCAAAAGTTAATTGTTCACCCGAAGATGAAGCATATTTCGTATTTCCAATGAAGAAATCACCATCACTATTCATTCCGGTATAAAGTGCGGATCCTCCAGATCTTTCTTGTGATTGTGCAAGAAAATCTTCTCTTTCTGTTAAAGTTTTAACTTGAATTTGTGGAAGACCAGTTGAGTAGTTACCAGGACCATATCCAAGGTATTCAAACGTATGACCAGATGCTCTTAAAATAGATGGTCTTCTAATTTCAATTGGAATTGGAGATATTTTCTTAATTATTGCACCTGCATAGTGATTTTCTTTTGCGGTTCCAAAATATCCCCTAATTGCTGTGATTTTATTATTTCCAGATCCAGTTAAAGTGCTACTGGAAACTCTCATAATTTCACTATCTATTTGAATATAAGAACCTAATTCAAATCTAGTGGTAGTAGAAATACCAGAATTTCTAACAGTTATTGCAAAAGTTGAAGTTTCTGAAGTATCTGTAATAATATTTTCTTCAAGAGTTGCTTGTTCATTTGCATAGAAATGCATTCCTCTTGATCCTACATTTTCCGATCCAGCATCTGATGTTAAATCATTAGAATTAAATCCGTGCTTAAGAACTCTAACAGTTCCAGAAAATGTTCTATTTGTTAATGCTGTAAATGTATTGACACCTACAACATCTCTAACTAAATAATCTCCAAAATTATTAGATGCTGAGAAAGAATCATTTAAAACTCTAAATTTATTTCCTGCAACTAATCCATGACCGTGTTGGAATGTAAATGTGCATATTCCAGTAGCACTGGAATACTGAATATTAGATGTTGACGTTGATGGGCCAACATTCATAACATACTGTCCAATAATTATATTTGGATCTCCAGAAGTTTTTGCAATAGCAATTTGATTCTTGGCAGGAATATCATATACTCTTAATAAATTATCGGATGCAGTTCCAATACCAGTAATTTGTACAGAGTTGTTTCTGCAAATAGATATTGATCTTTCAGAAATTGTAATAGATGCACCAGAAAATCCTTCTAAATCTAAGGTTTGACCAGATACATATCCAGATCCACCATCCATAATTTTTAAGGATGATATTGATCCCGATGAAACTGTTACTTGAGCCGTTGCTCCATTCCAAGATGTATTTGCGTTTAACAATCTAACATTATAATAAGTTCCATTTGGTAGACCAGATCCTGCAGTTAAAGTGTCATATCCAACAATAGAATTTAATCCGTGCTCAGTATTAAGAGTTATAGTACAAATTCCAGCAGATATGGCAGAAACGGTATCAATTTTGAAACCTTTACCAAAATCTTTAATGAATGTGTCCATAGCTTCCCTGGTCACACTCTTCTTCAAATCATTTGTTATAACTTCTCCAAGTGGAGAAACTTTTGCATATGAATATGAGGAACTTGGGTTATCGTCAATATTATCTCTATCTTGTTGAGGATATAAATCAACTACGTTTTGATTATATTTGTAATCATTGAAATGATTAGGAACAGAAACATCAGATTTTAATACATAAGCATGATATATTCCATCTTGCGCATTAAAGATATATGGTGATATTGTTTCTACGCGATAGATGTAAAAATTAGATTGTAAATCATTTCTTTCAAATCTAGGCAAATAAATGTCTCTAGTTGTTGGACCAGAGAAGATACCTACATTATGATAATTACCGTTATAGTCTGTTCTAGAATAGGTAAATGACTTATTATTAACAATACTTGATACTATAAAATCACCATTAAATCCTGTTAAACCGACTCCTGTTAAATTAGTTGAAGATTTGACATTTTTTACTAAAACTCTATCACCAACTTTAAGATTATGAGGACGCTCTGAAACTACTGTTACTGAAGAAGAATCAAAAGAACATGTACTAATAAATCTTGGATTTCTATTATAATCAAAATTATTTGCAGTAATATTTGTCAAATTAAAATCAGAATTGTTTATTTGACCTGTTTTACTACTTTCTTGAATTACAAATCCTTCCGAAGGATTTCTTGCATTTGGACACTCTTTAGGTATAGCAATTCTTACTTTATATAATCTTTCGTCCAAACTTCTGTTGTCTGGATAACGTTTAATATATGTTACATCAGTTCTAGGTTCATCAAATCCAACCACTCCTAAAGACCAAAGGCTTTGGTATATTGTATTATTTGGTTGTACATGGACAAACCAATTTGAACGATTTGGATCATATTGTATAGGAGATCCTAAATCTCCACTTTCTTTATCAGAAACTCTACTTAAAACTTTAAGTGAAGATCCTCCATACATTTTAATACCAACACCATTTACAGCGTTAGTAAAAGATGTTGCAACTTTAAGACCAGTTATAAAATTACCACTACCAACACGAATTGCATAATATATTTTATTTGGAGTAATATTTTCTGGTAAATCTCCAACATTACTTAAAATAAGAATTTTTTCACCAGTTTGTATTTCATGATTTGTATCAGTGTACATGGTATCATATAGGGGCGCAGAAGTTATCTGTGCAATTCTATATTCTTTTAATCCTGTGTCAGATCCATCAATATATGTTAAACCAGAACCAACTGTGTTGTTGGTCATCAAAATTCTAGCATCTTTTTCAGTGCCATCTGGTAATGTCAGATATAATACATCATCTACTTTTGCTCCAACTCTATATCCTTGAATTAGACCTGGTGGAACGTTATCTACACTATTAAAACCAAACAAATAAAGGTGACTGGATATGCCAACAGCGGTAGTTAAACCAACATCAATGGAAATCCAATCAACGTTTTGCTCATTAGTTGTAATTGATTTTGGTGTAATTAAAGAAGTTATATAACCATAATTATCTTTAGAGAATGCTTCTTTTTTAAATCCTTCAGCATTTAGTGAAAATTGACCAAAATTAGAGTTTGAGTTTGTGATTGACTGGTCTCCGCCAGATTGTGCATCAAAATGCTTGTTAAATCCAATCGCAAAAACAGAAACTACCTGGATGATAGAATCATTTGAACATTTGATGTGAGTAGTTTCCCATCCTCTTCTATAAACGGCATCACTATCTAAGTGATATACTGTATCACTATTTGTCGATGATGCTCCAGATGATAAAGAAGAACCGTATACTTTTTCAATAGGTATTCCTGTATACGATCTAGTTACTGGATTGTATTTTACAAATGCACGATCATCTTTTTGGAGAGAAACTGCAGTGTATTGTGCAACAACCATTGAACGGAATCCAGATGCTTTTGCACCATCCGCGTGCATTCCATTCAATCCCCAAACCGATCTTAAAGAGCAGTTGAAAATATAAGGAGATGCTCCTCTAACTGTATCAGTATCAATAGTAACAGTAGCAGATCCTCCAGGATCTGCAGGAAGATCATTTCTTACTGCTCTAAGAGTATATGTAAACGTAGTTGGTGTTGGAACTGATTGAACTACTGTAGAAACATTATAATCACTTACATTGACCCCTTTAATCTTAATTGGAGTATCAACTGTGAGATTGTGTGGAACTAATGTGGTTACGGTGACAACAGAGTTTGGAGTTGCACCATCTCCAGAATAGATTGAAGTAATTTGTACTGGGTCAGTTCCAAATGCACCAACTATTTCCCATTCACTTCTTTCTTTTGCAAAACCTTCAGGTAATAATGGGAATTTTTGTGCTGCTGGAACTTGACGAGTTGATCCTTCATTAAAGGCATTTGATAATTTGGCATAATACATGTCCAAATCAGTTAGTTCATAATTATTTGGAACATTTACACCATCTACATATTCAAATACTGTTAATTTATGGTGTGAAAATGTAGGAATTGCTTGGTTGCCTGATCCAAGATCAAAAATAGAATTATCTGTATATACTAATTGATTTTGATCTGCATCAAATAAGGAAAAATTCCAGAAAAAACAATTACCAGTAATTCTGAAAAATGAAGATGAAGGGACGTTATTATCAGTTGGATTTGGAACATATTTTGGTCTTATTTTTGTCTTTCTTAAATCCAATCCAATTAGTGATGTTCCTCTTGGCAGAATAACTCCACCATTTATACTATTAAATTTGTATAGAATATTATCTTCTTGAGTTAAATCAAAATTACTCTGTAAATTTAAATTAAATACATCAGATGCTGGAGTCGTAACTGTACCTGATGGTGATACTGCTTGGGCAAGAGCGGTGCCAACTTTACGAATTCCAAAACCAGGTCTGTTATCAATAAGATGTTCCCCTGGATATACTAAGATAGTGGTTCTGTCATTCCTATCATTATTTTCTCCAGGAACAAAAGAAAATCTTGCTGCTTCTAAAAGAGCTCTTTGAATAGTTTTAAATGGTTTAGTAAGAGAATTACCTTGATTGGTAATGCTATCTGTTGCATCTAAATCGTTTGAATTTACATATAGAATTCTACCTTCATAATTCTTGATAAAATTCTCTAACTTATTAAGAGGCATCGGATTATATGAACCAAAATATTTCTATGTTTTATTTAGTTCAGTAAATCCTCTTCGTCAAAAATATAATAATCATCGTCTGGCATATCTTCAGGGTTTTCTAACTCAATCGGAAACAAGCATGGATGACATTCTTCATCAATTAAATAAAATGAAGAATAGTATAAATCTTCTGGTTCAAATGTACGATTTTTATCTGCTTCTCTACAAAGATCTTGATCATACAAATGACCATCTGGTAATTCATCAAACGTAAAAGGTACGTGGTTGATAAAATACATCTTCACAATCATACTACCATTATTATACCAGCAGTATGCGTGATCAATACGATAAGACATAGGATTTACTCCCGTATCTTATATTTATTTTATGCTCCTTGCGTGGATCGAACACGCCTCAGGCGAATTATGAGTTCGCTGCATTCACCAGATTGCTAAAGGAGCGATGGGAATACTGGGAGTTGAACCCAGACTAAGCCCTTATAAGGAGCCCGCTCTAACCATTAAGCTATACTCCCATAAACCCAGATCCATTATAGAGGATCTGGAACTTTTTGTCAACTAGCTTCTTCGTGTTCTGTATGGATTCTTGTTAGATCATCTTTTTCTTCTGAATAATCATAAATTTTATACTTCATGAGAAGAACATTTCCAGATTTACCTTCTATGAGGAATTGATAACCTTTTTCAACTTGTTCCATAACGGAATCAAAGTCTTTTTGCAGTTCTTCTACCGTGATAATCTTCATGTCTTAAAAAGGATTAGAGTACACAAGAGTTTCTTCATCGACTTGAGTGCGAACTACTTCCAGAACATTCATGAATTGCTCAACAGTTTCACACTCTACAATTTTTTCACCACCTTCACTCGAGTAAAGATAAAATTTACGGGCAAGAGTATCAACAACACAACGTGTCAGATATTCTTCAGTGTTAGAAGGCATTCGGGATTTGTTTTGATTACCTATGTATTATATGGGGATTTTGGGAGAATGTCAACCCTCCTGTGCCAGTTTTGAGAGTGTCACACAAATCTATCCACATGCGCTTCATAATTTTGTTTTACTTCTGTATTTGATAGAGCTTTGGAATAAAATCTAACAGCAGAAATTTTTCCTGGAAAATATTGGCGAATGTATGTGGAAGTGCAAAATCCTATTCTCATTGATGCAGATGAAGACAATACTGATAAGTCGGAAATATTTGAAGAATTTTCCATAATGCCATTTATGTATATTTTATTATCTTTTCCAACTTCTCTAACAAATGCAACATGATACCATGTGTTAATTGAAAGGTTTGATGTATTTTCTAAACTTCCATTTCCCCTAGAACCAGAATTAACTCTAATACCACTTGGTTTATATACTTGTAATCCAATTCCTCTAGTTGAACTAATTCCAATTATACTTGCGCCGCCAGTATCTATGTTTGAAGTTAAGTTAGTATCATCTGTAATTTTAAACCATGCTTCTAAAGAATAAGAAACATCTCCAGAAGAAATTCCTGATCCATCACCGTCAATATAAGATTTATTAAATTCTAAGTACTTATTAGTAGATCCATATTGATTAAACCAAATAGAAGACCCATCTGATCTATCAAAGGTTGGACTATTTGCTGGCGCAGTTGCATATACACCATCATCAGATAAATTTGATAATGATAATACTTGATTTATTCCTGTTGTATTTTCTATAGAAGTTGATATTCCATAAGTTTTATCGGCATCAGAATATATAACAAGTTTATCGATTACAATTGGATCGACAAAAGTAGAAAGATTTGATATAGATTTTTTTAATTTTTTCTTTCTAGAGTCTAACGCTTTTTTTATATCTTTATCGCCCCAGATTTGTATTTCTTCTTGAGTTTTATCCTCTTTTATCACATTAACAACTGATAAATATTTTTCTCTCAATTTTCTTAGGTTTGGAATTCCTTGTACAACCTGAGAAATTGAAGACGCATATCCAGCACAAGTTGGACTTGAAATTAATATTGGTACAGTTCCTGCAAATCCAACTGTATATGGATTTATTATTTTATATACTCCAAGTGAATCACCATCATTATTTTCAATAGTATTTTCAAACCCATTACCAAATCTTGCTGGAGTCAACCTATTTTGAGATTCTTCAAAAACATTATCATCTCTCAATTCTTCCATATTTTCATATCTTTTTATTTTAACCAAATCTTCAAAAATTTCTTCACCTCTACCAACACCAATATTATCAATTTTAAGAACTGGTAACTTTTTTGGTATAATTGCAAATCCAGTTGTAGGATTTATTGCTGGTACATAAGAAGGAGATGTAGAACATCCATATCCAACCGCAGTATTAACTATAGTAATTATTTGTTGTTTTATAGAATTAATCTGCACATTATAATCATACATTTGATTATCATATGGCTTCGCTAATTTTTTATAGTCATCAACATTTCTTTCTTGTTTATCATAATCTATTTGTTGAAGTTCAAGAGGTGTTTTAATTGAATCTACTAATTCTACAGGATTATCTGACCAAGTTCCATCTGGATTTTGAGATACATTTCTAGTTCTAATAGTCTTTGGAGTTTTTCCTATTTCACTAGGTTCAGACCCAAAAGAATTAGCAGCATCTAATTGCTCCGTTAAATTTTGAGTTATTTTGAATGCAAAAAATTCTTGAGTTGACATGTTAAATTTTTATCAATTAATTCTTAGTTTTATATTGTGCATTTAAAAAAATCAAGTACTTAAATTTTGAATTTGTAATTTTAGATCATCAATAATTTGTTGTTGTTCTTTTACTGCTGCAATTAACAGAACAACCAATCTATCATATTTAACTGCATAATAATCATTATTTACGGGCAATTTACCTACAGATTCTGGAGCAACTTCGAGCAATTCTTGGGCTGAAAGACCAAGATGCTTCTCTTCAATAGATCTAAATCCAATAGACTCTGCGACAGTATTTAAATTATATGTAAATGTGCTTAAAGATTTAACTTTATCTAAAGCATTAGTAATTGGTTCAATATTAGTTTTTAGCCTCATGTCAGAAGCTGTTAATTCATCTTCGTGATTTTTAAATTCCATAATTTTGAATCTAATTTTCTATATTCTTATATAGTAAAGATATTGTGTTTTAATTTTTAGTTATAGTCAAATATCCATGTCCTCGGTTATATCCAATTACTGTGATTGCTGATTGAGAGTAACTTCCGCCGCCGCCGCCAGTATTAGTATTACTGTTTTGATTACTTCCACCTCCACCAGAATATCCTCCTCCTCCTCCACCACCACCAGTGTTTCCATGAGTTCCCGCACCACCACCAAAACCACCAAAAGCAGATGTTGCGGTGTTCCCTCCCGTTCCACCTGCTGCAAAAGAAAGACCTAATCCACTATAACCATATGATCCAGCTTGCCCTGCTGCAGTTCCATTTCCATATAATCCACCACCACCTCCACCCCATCCATTAGATGATCCAGTTCCACCATTTCCGTTAGAACCACCAGTTCCAGTAAAATCTGAATAACTAGAACCACCAGTTGTTCCAGATAATCCATCAGAATATGCACCATATATTGCCGAATCAAATGAAGCAAAACTATACGTTGCTCCTCCTCCACCTCCAGCAATTATAACTGGAGTGTTAAAAAATTCTGTCATAAAAGTTCCCCCACCACCGCCACCAGATCCTGTACTAAAAACAACTCCTTTTTGACCAACAAGTATTTTATACAACATTCCTTTAGTTAAAGTCACTACAGACTCAATAATAATTCCTCTAGAATAATTTGCATAATAACCATCTTGACCAGCGGCACCTGCAGCACGAATTGTATAACTACCTGTTGTTGGGGCATACCAATACTGAATTCCAGAACTTACTGAAAAATAAGTTGAGTACCAAGGTTGCGAGGTATAACTTGAAACTGATGCAAATGAAGTTGGACCAAATCTTCCAGTTGCTCCTCCATTTGTGAATGTAAAGGATGTGAAAGAAAATAAATCTCCCACTTGATCCATATATGGAGAATAATATGTATTTGGACCAAGTAAAGTTTGTTGAATTGTAGTCATAATATCAACTTAATCCAGATCCAGATATAACAAATTCATTAGGTGTGACGACACATAGAACAGTACAAAGTCCTCTTCCTGCTAATGTTCTATTTCCAGTTGTTGCTGTTCCAGCAATATACATTGTAGTTGAAGCACCTTGTGTAATTGTTTGTGCTGATGAAGAGTTATTATAAATCGTAATTGCATCTCCAGCACTGAAAACGCCAGAAGGGACAGTTACGCCACCTGTTGTGATATTAACTAAATCGCCAACATCTCCTATTGCAAGAGTGTATGAAGTTGTTTTAGCAAGATTTATTAATTTTCTAAGATTTCCTCCGGAATCAGAAACTATAGTAGAAGTTAAGTTACCTGTTGATGGATTATAAGTTAATTTTGATGATGATACGTTTAATGTTGGTGACCCAGATGCCACCGATGAAAGCATTGGATATCTCGTTGCGTTTGTTGATGTGTCATCAGACACGCTAATAGAACCAAATGGTGCAAATATTGATGTAAATGCCCAATTATCAGTACCATAATAATAGAAAACTTGTGCAATTCTTAAATAAACTCCATTTACAGTTTGTGCTGCTGCAGGTATAGAAGCACTGATTAATTGCCAAGTATTATAGTTTAAAGCACTAGGTGTAATAAGCTCTATTGTAGTATAAGAAGATCCATTAAGACTATATTGAAATAATAAAACATCTGATTGATAGTCTTCTGGTTGATCCCCCCAAGTTCCATTAGCAGCATTCACATAAAATTGAACTGTGCTAATACCATTTAAATATACCTTATTAAAAGTAGAGACATATCTCGTTCCATTTTGGTATTCTGAAAGATAACCATCAAAAATTGCTATCGGAGTTCCTGTGGGAACTGCAGTTGATGTTGCCATAGTTCCATAAACTGAACCAAGTGTTGCCAATCTAGTTCCATTAGAAACATCAAGATTTTCTGGTTCTCTTAAATTTAATAAAACATTATCAAGTGATCCAGTATGATTTTGATCACCTCCAACTTGACCAAATGCTGGCATCAAAGTTGTAAATGCCCAGTTATCAGTGCCGTAATAAAATGAAGTTTGGGTGATTTTTAAATAAACTCCACCAAAAGTTTTTGCCCCAGATGGAACTCTAATAGTTCTTAACGTCCAAACATTACTACTAGCAATATCAATGGGATTTATTATGTCAATATTAGTCCAAAAAGTTCCATCAGTACTATATTGAACAAGTAAATTATCATTTTCATAATATTCTGGTAGATCGCCCCAACCAGTTCCACCTCTATTAACGTAATAATTTAAGAAGTCTACATTTGTTAAATGAACTTTTTCTCTATTTTGAACAAATCTTGTTCCATTTAAATTTAAAGACAAATATCCATCAAAAACTACAATTGGTGTTCCGACTGGAACCGCTGAAATATTTGATATGCCGGAATAATTTCCAACTGATGTTAATCTAGTTCCATTTCCTACCGTAAGAGTGTTTAAATTATAAAAATTAAGTAAGAATAAAGAAAGATTTCCAGAAGAAGATGATGAATCTGATTCTGGTTGACCAAATCCACCAACTAAGGTTGTAAATGCCCAGTTATCAGTGCCGTAATAAAATGAAGTTTGAACAATTCTTAAATAAACTCCAGAAAAATCTTTTACCGCATCTGGAATAGTTATAGTTCTTAAAGTCCAAACATTACTACTAGCAATATCAATTGGATTTACTGTATCAAGAGTAACCCATCCTGTAGATGCGGTTGGGGAAGTTGGGTGATATTGAACAAGTAAATTATCATTTTCGTAATATTCTGGCAAATCTCCCCAACCAGTTCCACCTCTATTAACATAATATAAAATATAGTCTAATGTTGTTAAATAAACTTTTGTTTTGTTTGTAAGTACTCTAGTGCCATTTTGATATTCTGCAAGATATCCATCAAATATTCCAATTAAAGTTCCAGAAGGAACTTTATTTGTTAAAGTAGACATACCTCCATAATATGCTCCCACACTACTCATTCTAACGCCGTCACCTAAATTTAATGTTAAAGTATTGGCAAAATTCATTAAAGAAACTGTAAGATTTCCTGCACTAGATGGATCATTTACATTTGTACTATCTCCAGTAGATGCTATAAGAGAAGTTATTGCCCAATTGTCAGTGTCTTGATAGTATGAAGTCTGAGCAATTCTTAGATATACACCATTATAATATTTTGCACCATCTGGAATTTGAACTGTCCTTAAAGTCCATACATTAACACTAGCAATATCAATAGGTCTTATAGTATCGAAAGTAACATAAGTAGATCCATCTGTACTGTATTGTAAATATAAAAAGTCACTTTGATAATTCTCGGGTTCTTCGCCACCAGCACCTTTGTTAACATAATATGATAAGTATGATATTGTAGTTAAATAAATTCTATTAAAATTAGTAATTACTCTATTTGAAGTTCCCCCAAAAAATGCAATGTTTGTAGTTCCAGGAACTTCTGTTCTAGTTGAAGTTCCCCTTGCTGAACAAGTTGTTAACTGTACACCACTTCCAATAGTAAATAAATTTGGATCTGCAAAATTCATGGCAGCAATCATAATGTTGCCATTTCCGGAAGATGTAGTCGAAGAACCAGCAGATCCTAATTCTGGTATTACTGAAGTAAATGCCCAGTTATCAGTTTCTTGATAATAAGCTCCTTGTACAATTCTCAAATAAACTCCATTATAATACTTAGCAGCTGCTGGAACTCTTTCTGATATTAAAGTCCAAGTATTTGCTGCAACATCATCAGGACCAACTGTTTTTATAGCAGTCCATCCACTAGTTCCAGTGTAACTATATTCAAGAATTAAATTGTCTAAATTAAATCCCTCTGGAGAATCTCCCCAACTACCAGCTTTATTGACGTAAAAATATACAAATTCTACAGAAGTTAAATAAACTTTAAATCTATTTTGAACAAATCTAGTTCCAGATGGTGTTGGAGCACTATTTGTTCCAAAAACTCCAATACTTGTAGTCGTGGAAGGAACTTGAGTTAATGAAGACATATTAAGAATTGAACTAGGAAATGTAAGAAAAGTTCCAGTTCCCAAAGTTAAACCATTTGGAGTTGCAAGATCTATAAGTGAATATGAAGAATTTCCTCCCCCAGTTCCAGATGCACCTTGAGTACCTTGTCCTCCTGGACCTTGAATTCCTTGTCTTCCTTGAAGACCTTGAGCTCCTTGACCACCAATTCCACCAGTAAATCCCTGAACTCCCTGGTGTCCTTGAATACCTTGTCGTCCCTGAGTTCCTTGATTTCCTTGTGTACCTACACCATCTGTTCCTTGAGAACCTTGTATTCCCTGAATACCTTGCGATCCTTGAATACCAGATCCTTGGAGACCTTGAAAACCTTGAGATCCTATAGTTCCTTGATTTCCTTGAACACCTTGATTACTTAAACCTTGAGTTCCCTGCCTTCCTTGAATTCCTTGAGAACCTTGAGAACCTTGATTACCAAGAAGACCAGATATTCCTTGCGTTCCTTGAACACCCTGAGTTGTTCCATCACGTCCCTGAAGTCCTTGAGATCCTTGTAAAGATGCACCCTGAAGTCCTTGAGATCCTTGAAAACCTATTCCCTGAGTTCCTTGAGCACCTTGATTTCCACTATATCCTTGAAGTCCTTGAGATCCTTGGAAAGATTGTCCCTGAACACCTTGGGTTCCTTGCGCTGTTCCTGCTCGACCTTGAATACCTTGAACACCTTGAATCCCTTGTCTTCCTTGAATTCCTTGAGAACCCTGAAATCCACTATAACCTTGAGTACCTTGTGCTCCTTGTGATCCAAGACCTTGAGTTCCTTGGAATCCTTGAGATCCATATTCTCCCTGAATTCCTTGAGATCCTTGGAAAGATTGTCCCTGAACACCTTGGGTTCCTTGACTGCCTTGAGTACCTTGAACTCCTTGAATACCTTGAGTTCCTTGAGTACCTTGAGTACCTTGAACACCCTGTGTTCCTTGAGTTGCTTGAACACCTTGAGTGCCTTGATTACTTAAACCTTGAACACCTTGTGTTCCTTGAAAATTACTTATTGTTCCCTGAGCACCTTGTCTACCTTGTGTTCCATGAATTCCCTGAACACCTTGAAATCCTTGAACACCCTGAGATCCTTGAATACCTTGTCTACCTTGTGTTCCTTGATTTCCTTGAACGCCTTGATTGCTTACACCTTGAATACCTTGGGTTCCTTGAGTTCCTTGAAAGTTACTTATTTGACCTTGAAGACCTTGCAATCCTTGCAGTCCTTGAGATCCTTGTCTTCCTTGCGAACCTTGAGTTCCCTGAAAATTACTTAAAGAACCTTGAAGACCTTGAATACCCTGAGTTAAAAGTGCCCGAGAATGAATCCAATACCTAGATCCAGTTTGAGCACCTACTGAAATTGGTACGTAATGATCATATTCAGTTCCAGCAGGAACTGGTTTTGCGCCAATAGAAGATACTCCAACTAATGGATCTCCAAGATCTGGTTCTGCTTGTTCTAATCCAAGAAACTCATAACGATCTGAAGTAATTCCAGTTTGGTCAAACTTTTTAACTCTGCCTGAATTATATTTCATAATTTATATTATTGCTTTGCAGTTTCTAAAACACTGAGAATAAGGTTTAAAACCCCATTAGTATTAGATTGAATTTTAATAACATCATTAGTTTCCAAAGCCAATCTTCCATCAGAAACTAGATTAACTGAATCATTTGGTGGTACATATACTGAATTTGCAAATATATAATCGTTTGGAGATTCACTTGTTCTTGAATGTATTGCAGTTACAGTATAGGTGCTTTTAGCAGCACCTGATGATACATTTGCCACTTGTGATAAAATTACAATAGATGATACGCCAATGGGGCAAGTATATATTCCAACATTATTTGTTGTAATACCAACTCTAATTGTTCGGAATTTATTAAGTGCAATTGCTGCCATGTTTCTAACTTAATGCAATAATTAGAGGGGTTACTGTATTTAACAGACTTTGACTGAATGATCTTCCAGTAATTGTTCCAGTTAATTGATTAATCACAACGCCATCGCCAATTTGGAAGTTTCCTGCCTGATTTGTGCTCGTATATACAACTTGTCCACCATTACGCTTATCAACTTCATTTGCCTGAATTGTGACACCACCTAAAGCAGGTTTTGCTGTATTAATATTTGTTCCAGATCCAACCCACTCTAATGAAATTGAAGTTGCAATTTGTAAACTCAATCTTGAGAAATAAACTGTTGTCCCAGCACCTACTGTATTATTTAGATTTTGAGTCAGAACCAATGTTGAAGTTCCATTAACTGGTAATGTTGCCGTTGTAATAGTATAATAAAGAGGATACAAAACTGCTTCTGCAGTTGCATTTACTCCAGATCCTCCAGGAAAATCAGTAATTGTAACGCTTGGGGAATTTAAGTATTGACTTCCATTACTGATTACGTCTATTGAAGTTATAACACCATTTTCATCAACGTTGGCAGAAGCTTCTGCACGAATTCCGCTAGGACCTTCTGGGAATCCAATTGTTACGTTTGGTGGATTTGTGGGATTGTAACCATTTCCACCATTTGTAACTTTAATAGCATTGACTTGATAGTACAATTCGCCAAAATAAATTGCCTGACCGTCATAAGGTCTTTGTGTCCCCAATCCAGAAATTGTAACAGTATCAGTTTCAATTTCTGCAGTTCCTACGGTTTCTCCAGTGTAACGATAAATTGATTTTGAAGTATAATCACCAACTCCATCGGAAACAAGACCATAATTACCAAACGAACAGTTTGAGTTTGTAATATCACACTGACCACCAGATTTTGTAAAGATTCCAATATCGTCGCAAATTGTAAAGATAGAAACCAATTGTGTATATGCACCATTTGTGATAGAAACACCAATACCATTTTGATTATATTGAGTATAAGAATCAACACTCATGGTTCCAGTTACACCAATATCTTCTTTATCACCAGGCTCTGCCGCAAATCCATCCACTTTCATTCCGATACTATCACCAATAAAGTTAGTGCAGTTTCTTACATAAGGACCTTGAGTAATTGGACCAACTCCTTTGGAGTATGGTGGGATTACAATTCCACCAACAACATAAGTATGACCTATTCCAGTTTTACCAACATTTACTGTAAATGTATTTCTTTCATTAGTTGTAGAAAGAACCTCAAATGCATATCCATTATTTCCAGATGGGAATAATGTAGTTGTAGCTGCTCCACTAGAACATGCAAATTCAAGATCCCGTAATGTTACGATATCACCAGTTCTTACTGAAATGCCAGGAGCAGTAATTGTAACAATACCAGTATTATTGTCATATTTTGCTTCAGTAACTTCTAATGAACGATTAACTACATAACCACCAGAAACATAACTATGGGGAATAGTTGAAATTCCAGTATAAACATCAAAAGAGTCGTCTGAATTAATTTTAGTTACATAAAATTCATATCCATAATATCCAGATGGGAATAATTGAGTTGAAACAGGTCCTCCAGAGGAGCATGAGAACTTAAGGTTTCTAACCTCAATTAAATCTCCAACCTTGACTAACAATCCTGGTGCTTTGATAGTAGTTTTTCCTGAAGTTTCTTCATAAAGAGCACTCGTAACACCGACAATAGAATCAAACCCTTTTCCTCTATTTCCTGGATATGTGGTATTAAATCCAACATATGAGAATGCAGTTGATCCTATTCCTATAATTGAAGTAACAATTCCAACACAAACTTTCATCGCTGAAGTTACGTCAGCACATGAATTAATTACATTATTAAATCCAGTTGCAGGATCAACTTGCATCGCAAGGTCTTTAATTTGAGTGAATTCATTCTGGAAATTGGTATATTTTTGAACTGTTCCACCAGAAACATAGGTGTGTGGAAGAACAGTTTTTCCACCAACAAACTCAAATGTATTTGGTCCAACTACCGATTTAACTGGGAAAATATAATTAAAAGTTCCATCTGGGAAAGTTGTGGTTGTATAGTTAGAAGTTAAAGTACCTCCATACATGTAACGATGATCTAATGTAGAAGTTCCTACATTTACCTTAACTTTATTTGAAACATAAAGTGCTGGGTAAGATCCTAGATTACCTGCAGATATAACTGTGGTTAGTATTGAAATTAAATTATCAATATTTGTTTTAACATCGGCGCAAGAATTTTCACTAGTATTAGATCCTGTAGCAGGATCTGCACTTATTGTTAAATCCTTAACATTTAGTTGATTTGTAATTGCTTTCTTAGCATAATCACGAACCGCATTAAATGCAGTTACACTTTGCGTTTCTTCACCAACTAAACCATTAGAAATTGGTGCTCCATTCTTATTAAAATATGCTCTAGTTGCTTCACGAATGTGCTTATTAGTTCCATACTTAACATCCTTAACCAAAGCATCAACAATATATCCAATATCTCTACGACACTTATTTTCACCAGAAACAAATATTCCTGGATTGTTTCTAATTGTATTAAGAGAAGTTAGTGAACCAGCAGAAACAACAGTTGTAATTAGAGAAGTTAAAGTGTCTAATGCACTTTGGACATTTGCACAAGATGATGATGAAGTATTAGATCCAGTTACAGGATCTGCAGTTAGTGTTAGATCTTTTGTGGTAAGTTGATTTGTAATTGCCTGCTTCATCAGGTTTCTTGCCTGATTAAAAGCATAAACAGATTCTGTTTCTTCACCAACTAAACCATTAGAAATTGGTGCTCCATTATTGAAATATTGTCTTACAAATGCAATAGAATAAGAATTTCCACCAGTAAATATGTCTGTAGAAACCGCATCAATAAAATATCCAAGATCTCTCTTACATTTGGTTTGCGTTCCGGAAATTCCAGGATATTGTGCAACTGTTGCCGACCAAGCACTGTTGACAATTTCTGTTCTGTTTTGTTGAATTAATCTGTAAGAATCTTTAAATCTTGAGAATCTTGTGGTTTGAACGTCATTTGGATAGTAGAAATCTGGATGTGAAATTGCAATTGCAGCAAGAGACTTATCAATAATTTCCGTTCTATTCTTTTGAATTAAGTTAGCAGCATCTATGTAACGGTTATCTGCAGTTGCAATTATGGTAAATTCATATCCAAGATTTCCTGATGGATAGTATGCAGTAGAAGGACCACCACCACTATCACATTCCCAAACAAGATTTTCTAACTTAATTTTTTTACCAGGTTCAATATATAAATGTGCTCCAGCAGTTGTTCCTAAACCAACCGCAGTTACTGTGGCAATACCAGTTGTACGATCATAAGATGCTGTTGAGATACCGAAAATAGGAGTATAGAGTTTTGATACTTCTCCACCATATTGGTAAATGTGATCTAAAGTGGATTTTCCTACATTAACAACAAATGTTTTTGTATCAAGTATATCTTGAACTGTAAATTCATATCCATAATTACCTGATGGATAAATTGCAGTTGATGGACCACCACCACTATTACATTCAAATACGAGATTCTGAAGTTTTACTCTATCTCCAGATGTAATTTTTAATGCTGTTGAAGTTTCTATAGTTGAAATTCCAGTTAATCTATCGTAAGAAGCAGTTACAACACCAACAGGGAATCCAGAAGATCCTGGAGTGCATGAATAAGTTAATCCTTGAACTTTTACTGGATCTTTTGTACTTAATCCATGATTAATTGCTGTTACTGTAGTAATACCAGTATTGGCATCATAAACAGCATTCACAACTGTTGTTCCTAATCCTACTGGATATCCACCCCAAGAACAATTATTGATAACTGCTCTTGCAACATTGAATGAATAATCTAGAGTTGCTATAGTTTGCTTAACTTCTTCTGGATTTTTTAGAATTCCCGATTTTAAACTCCAATCATTATTATAATATGCTTTACCAGCATCAATAGATCTAGAGTTTCCACCTCTAGTAATATCATGTATAATGCACTTCCAAATATCCGATACATCATCTGCACAATCATTACTTTCTAAATTAACACCATATCTAACAGCAGGTGCATTTGATGTTGTTCCTGCACCAATCATATTAGTTACAATACCAACTAATTGTTTGATTGTTGTACCTACACCTACACATCCACCATTTACTTGAATAACGGAAAGATCCTTAACTTGAGAAACGCTATTTCCAATACCTTGATATGATATTGGTGGTGTTGTGTTATTAATCACATGAGTTGCAATTCCAGCAGCATAATCAAGTGCTGCGATTGTCGCTTCCGAAACACCAACACCTGTAATATGAATTAAACCACCAGAACTATTAAAATATGAATATCCAGCACCAATTGATTTACGATTACTATTTGCTTTTAAATCATAAGAAATTGCTTGCATAATACTAACAACATCTTCTTTACAATTAGTGTAACTACTAATTCCAAGAGTAAAATTATATCCAGATGGTGATGTTAAGAAACCAACTGCTTCTGCTGAAATATAATTTAAGTTCTTATCAATTAATCTTGCGGCATCTTGTTCCCTATGACTTCCAGCAAATCCACTAAATCCACTGGTTAAGAACCCAACAGACTCTTTTGCAATATATCTTAAGTTAAATCGAATCATTCTTGCAGCATCAAAGAATCTATCAGTAGCAACACCAAGTAAGGGTTGAAGAGCAACAACAGCAGCTCCATTTTTCATTGCTGGACCAATAAAACTTGCATCTGTAATATGACATCCATTATTTACATGGAACATATCTTGATTTAAGTTTTTCGGTGTAATTACACAGTTTCTAAGTTCTGTTCCTTCAACAGAAACCGTTTTGGCAAGAATAATCGGGTTGTCTTCAATATAAGTTCCTGGGAATACTTTAATAGTGTCTCCAAATACTGCAACAGATGCGGCCGATTTAATTGTTTTCTTTGGATAATTTTCTGCAAGGCCAGTATTATCATCATTACCGTTCATAGAAACATAAATCGTCCTTCCAACTGGTTTGTAAGATTGAATTTTAACCTTTCCTTTTCCAGGAATTTGTGATTCAAAAATGTCAATTCCAATTCCAGGAACAATTTGAGTTACAATTCCTACTAATGTTTCTCCATTACCATAATAATTTGTAGCAGTTGCAGTTCCAACAACCGTCAAAGTATTAGTAATTGCACTTGTTCCAATACCAATACTTCCGGATGAAGGGTTGAATACTAATTTTTCAGAAGAAACAAATACTGTTGAAATGGATCCTGATTTTTCTGTTGAAAAACCTATGTAAGAAACAAAATTGTCTTCAGTATCTTTTAATTCTATAGAAACTGAAGAACCCTGAATCCCTTGCATTCCTTGAACACCTTGGGATGCTTGAACACCTTGGGTTCCTTGTGTCCCCTGAGATCCTTGAAGACCTCTAGTTCCTTGTGTTCCCTGAGTGCCTTGTGTTCCCTGGACGCCAGTTCCTTGCAATCCTTGGAATCCTTGTGTTCCTTGGATACCCTGATTACCTTGAACACCTTGAGTTCCTGTTCCCTGAAGACCCTGAAGACCTTGGAATCCTTGTGTTCCTTGAATACCCTGTTTTCCTTGAGAACCTTGAGTTCCTTGTGTTGCTTGAACACCTTGATTACCTTGAGTTCCTTGGAAATTACTTATAGGGCCTTGAATACCCTGTCTTCCTTGAGCACCTTGAGTTCCTTGAGCACCTTGAGTTCCTTGAGTACCTTGTGTTGCTTGTGTTCCTTGTGTTGCTTGAACACCTTGAACACCTTGATCACCTTGAAGACCTTGTGTTCCTTGGAAGTTACTTATTTGCCCCTGGAGACCTTGGAGACCTTGGAGACCTTGGAATCCTTGTGTTCCTTGAGTTCCTTGAGTTCCTTGATTACCTTGAGTTCCTTGGAAATTACTTAGAGATCCTTGAAGTCCTTGATTACCTTGTGTTGCCTGAACACCTTGAGTTCCCTGAAGACCTTGATTACCTTGGAATCCTTGTGTTCCTTGAATACCCTGTCTTCCTTGAGAACCTTGTGTACCTTGAGTACCTTGAGTTCCTTGAGTTCCTTGAGTACCTTGTGTGCCTTGAGTTCCTTGTGTTGCTTGAACACCTTGATTTCCTTGAGTACCTTGGAAATTACTTATAGGACCTTGAACACCTTGAGTACCCTGAACACCTTGAGTACCTTGAGTTCCTTGAACACCTTGATTACCTTGAGTCCCTTGGAAATTACTTATAGGACCTTGAACACCTTGAGTACCCTGAACACCTTGATTTCCTTGAATTCCTTGATTGCCTTGTGTTCCTTGGGTTCCTTGGAAATTACTTATTGTTCCTTGAACACCTTGATCACCCTGAACACCTTGGAAACCTTGTGATCCCTGGTGTCCAACACCTTGAACACCTTGAGATCCTTGCGTTCCTTGGAATCCTTGTGTTCCTTGAACACCTTGATTACTTAAACCCTGAACACCTTGTGTTCCTTGGGATCCTTGGAATCCCTGTGTTCCCTGAATGCCTTGATTTCCTTGAGTTCCCTGAACACCCTGAACACCTTGATCACCTTGAAGACCTTGAACACCCTGGTTACTTAAACCTTGGACACCTTGAGTTCCTTGAGTTCCTTGATTTCCTTGTACTCCAGTTCCCTGCAATCCCTGCAATCCTTGGAATCCTTGTGTTCCTTGAATACCCTGTCTTCCTTGCGAACCTTGTGTACCTTGAGTTCCTTGAGTTCCTTGAGTTCCTTGTGTTCCTTGAATACCTTGTGTTCCTTGAATACCTTGAACACCCTGATTACCAGTTCTAGAAAATGTAAAACCAATTATTTCATTATTTGTTGGTGCTAGTCCACTAACCAACTCAACTGAAACAGTAGCAAAATTAATACCTGAACTAACTGATAAAACTCTTAAAATTATTGTTCTTTGAACTAATGAAATAGCAGTAGAAGTTTGAAGTATGAGATACCCCTTAAAAGTATCAGAAGAATCATCCCAAGTATCGTACCAATCAGAATTGTCATTTCCAAAAATATCTTCATTATCTATCCATAAAGTGGATAATCCTTCACTTAATGGATTCGCATTAAATCTAAATTTTCCGGTATTTAAAGTAGTTGAAGTAGGAGTGGATGTTAAAGAATCGTATTGATAAGATACTCCTCCACGACTACCAGTTAGACCTTGAATACCTTGATTACCTTGGACTCCCTGATTACCTTGGGTTCCTTGGACTCCCTGTCTACCCTGCGTTCCTTGAGTTCCTTGTGTTGCTTGAACACCTTGATTACCTTGAGTTCCTTGGAATCCTTGTGTTCCTTGCCTACCTTGAGTACCTTGTGTTGCTTGAACACCTTGATTACCTTGAGTTCCTTGGAATCCTTGTGTTCCTTGTCTACCCTGTGCCCCTTGAGAACCTTGGAATCCCTGAGATCCTCTAACTCCTTGGAAATTACTTATAGGACCTTGAGTACCTTGGACTCCCTGATTACCTTGTGTACCTTGAGTTCCTTGAGTACCTTGAGTTCCTTGAGTTCCTTGAGTTCCTTGAGTTCCTTGAGTTCCTTGAACACCCTGATTACCTTGAGTTCCTTGGAAATTACTTAGAGATCCCTGAAGACCTTGAAACCCTTGAGTACCTTGTCTTCCTTGAGATCCTTGTGATCCTTGTGATCCTTGTGATCCTTGAGCACCTTGATTACTTAATCCCTGAACACCTTGGGATCCTTGGGATCCTTGGGATCCTTGAGTTCCTTGGAAATTGCTTAGAGATCCCTGAAGACCTTGAGAGCCTTGAGAACCTTGAGTTCCCTGCGATCCTTGTGATCCTTGAATACCTTGTCTTCCTTGTGAACCTTGAACACCTTGATTACTTAATCCTTGAACACCTTGAGTTCCTTGAGTTCCTTGATTACCTTGAGTTCCTTGGAAATTACTTAGAGATCCTTGAAGTCCTTGATTACCTTGTGTTGCCTGGACACCTTGGGTTCCTTGAATACCTTGCCTTCCTTGTGAACCTTGAACACCTTGATTGCCTTGAACACCTTGTCTTCCTTGTATTCCTTGAGTTCCTTGAATAGACTCTCCTTGAAGTCCTTGTGTACCTTGAAAATTACTTATTGGGCCTTGAACACCCTGCAAACCCTGAGCACCTTGAAATCCTGGTATTCCCTGAACACCCTGTCTTCCTTGGATACCTTGTCTTCCTTGAGTTCCTTGGAAATTACTTATAGGACCTTGTGTACCTTGAAAATTACTTAATGTTCCTTGAATACCTTGATTACTTAATCCCTGAGAACCTTGAGATCCTTGAGAACCTTGATTTCCCTGCGTTCCTTGCGTTCCTTGCGTTCCTTGAAATCCTACAGTACCTTGAGCACCTTGACCAACATAAAGTCCCGATAGACCTTGATTTCCTTGAGTTCCTTGGAAATTACTTATAGATCCTTGAATGCCTTGTCTACCTTGAGTTCCTTGAGATCCTTGAGATCCTTGAGATCCTTGAAGTCCTTGAATGCCTATAGAACCTTGTGTACCCTGATTTCCTTGAATTCCTATAGATCCTTGAGTTCCTTGAAATCCAATTTGCCCCTGAAGTCCTTGATTTCCCTGAGTTCCTTGGAAATTACTTATAGGACCTTGAGTTCCTTGGAAATTACTTATTTGTCCTTGGAGACCCTGAGTTCCTTGAGTAGAACCTATATAGGGCAATCCTGCCCAAGGAGTAGTGCCATTGCCAATTTTTAATCTACTAGTATCAACTTCAAGACCAACTTCACCTTCTAATAAAACTGGATTTTCGGCATTCCACTCAGATTGATTAGCATATTTTAATATAATATGCCCACCACTAAGTATACCATTTGAGATAGAAATTCCCGAACCTACCCCACCACCACCTAATTGGCCAGTAACTATTAAATTTTCAACCTCAAGATCTGTTATATCTTCAGGTGGTCTATCTGCGTAGTAAATTTTAATTTTTGTCATTTTTTATGACCTGTTGTCGTAGTCCCAACCAGCAATTGAATATTCCGAATTGTCACCTGGATAATCTTTAGGAGTGTTTCCTTCATATTCAACAATTAATTTTTCACCTAAACGATCAGCCCAGATTTGATAAAAACAATCTATAGATGTCCCATTTCCAGATTTAACAACTATTTGTTTACCCCATTGTATTTTTTCAACAAATAAATCTTGACTATGCCCAATTTGTGTTAAATTTACACTAATAGTTTCTAAATCAACAAGACCATCCCAATAATCTGGAAGTTCAATAATATTACTATTTACCAATCTTCCGCGAACATAAACTGCAGATTCTGGTCCTTCTACACAAATATGTCGTAAACGATGATTAGGTTTATTTGGGTGAGGAATATCAAATCCTTTTTTGGAATTCACTACTGTTTGTAGGTTTCCTAGACCATCAACCATAACGACTCCTTTCAATCTAGTAACTGCACTATCAACAATTGTTACTGGAGAAACAATTTTATTGGCAGTTCCTGCGGTAAAAGTATTTTTACCTCCACTATTAATTGAAAGAGTTGCACCTTTAAAAGAAGTTACTGGTGAAGTGCAAAAAAATCCACTTCCTTTAATTTTACAATAACCATTAACAACTAATCCTCCAGTTTGAGTATGTAATCCTTTAAAGTTAGTAAATCCTTTACTTTCTATGGTAACAGGATTTGTTATATTAGGACCAACTGTTAATGCTGCTCCATCTATTCCAGATGCTGATCCAATGTAACATTCGTATATATTTGCTACTCCGCTTTTAAAAAAATTCGTTGGAATGTTTACGGCAGCACCGAATGTTCCACTCAAACATTCCAACATACCAAAAGCGTTACTATCTGCGTAATGTGTCATAATGGAGCTCCAGTTTTACCACAAGATTTTGTTAATCCTTCAATTAAATTTCCCCAATTTCCTGCAAGAAGATTCTTTATAGTAGATAATGCACTAACAGGACCAAAATATTTTATATCACCAGACATATTAATAAAATTTCCACTGATTACATTTACACCAGAAGTTCCGTTAATACATATTCTTGACCCAGCAAGTCTAACTTCTTCGGATGATGCAAAAATAATATGCCCGTTTGATCCTACTAAAAAATTTCCTTCACCTTTTTCACCCATAGATTCAATGTGTATATTTTTTGCTTTTAATGATATAGTTCCTCTCTCTGCAGATATAATAATATCCCCATTCTTTGCTACAATTGATCTTGCAATTGCTTCTTTTTCATCGGGAGGTATACTGTGCCCACTAACCTCATGATATGTTCCCT